AAAAATTTGAAGCGTTTCCAAAAGAAAAACAAGATGAAATAATAAAAGCGGAAAGTTTTTTAAAACCAGAAGATATCATTAAATATGGGTCAACACCAGATAAAAAATATTATTATACTTGCCCAAGATATTGGTGTTTAAAAACTAATAAACCAATTGATCCGTCTGAGATGATTGATGTTTTGGATAAAAAGACTGGAAAGATGGTTAAACGTCATCCTACATGCGGAGGAATCGTTTCAGACAGTCAAGATGAAATTAAAAATGACGGAAACTATGTATATGAATTTTTTGACAAACAAGAACACGGTACACAAGAGAATTATAAAAAACACTATCCTGGTTTTTTGGCGAGTAAAAAACATCCAGATGGATTGTGTATTCCTTGTTGCTTTTCAAAATGGAATACTCCTGGACAAATTGGTAGACGCAAAGAATGTGCTCAAAAAGAAGAAGAGAAACAAGAAGAACGAGTTGAAGAGCGAGTTGAAGAGAAAAAAGACACGTCAAAGAAACCAAAGTCTGAAAAAGCAAAACCCGACGAAGCGGAAGAAGAGGTCGTTGAAAAGGATAATTACGTCAAGGGTCCAGAAAAATTTCCATTAGACTCGGGTCGTTGGGGTTATTTGCCCGTTAGCATTCAAAATTTCTTTCAAGAAGCGAGTTCAACATGTCAAATCAGTAAAACTAACACAAATATTAAAACAAACCACATGTGTCTTTTGAGACATGGTGTTGAATTTAGTAACAAACAATCATTTATTGCATGCATAGCGGATGCAAAATATTACGCAGAAACCATGAATATCCCTAGTGTAGCCGACATGAAACAAATTATTATAGACTCGTTAAATCTTGATGACTATATTACATATCAAAATGGAAATAATGTTGCTGGTTTTTTGGTAAATGATGTTGAAATCTTAGACAAGATTGATGTTAAAAAGTATTCATCTTCAAAGCTTTATAATAAAATTTACAACTCTGGCAAAGAGATTGTTCCATCAGAAAATAATTATTTTATAAAGGTTGTTGCATCATTTGAAAACTTTATAGCATATTTATCTGATGACACTGAAGAGATTGATTACACTTATTTATGGGATATAATTTGCAGACCAAATCCTGAAATTTTTGCCAAGGGATGCAATCTGATTATTATGGAAGTTGTAAACAATGATATAACAAACAATGTTGAGTTAATATGTCCAACAAATCATTATTCCAGCGAAGTTTACAATCCTTCAAGACAAACATTATTTATTGTTAAAATTGACAACTTTTATGAACCAATATATGCATATGAAAATAAAGAAAGAGCAATTAAAGTGACAAAGTTTTTCAGCGAACATAGTCAAATTTTGTCTTCTAACATGCGAGCAATATTTCAAAAAATTATTAAGCCAATTCTACGCGAAATGTGCTCTCCTTTGCCAAGTATGCCAACAGTTTATAAATTTAAGCATCCAATACTACTAGAAAAACTTGTAAGTGTTTTAAATGGTTTGGATTATACAATAGAAAAACAAATATTGAATTATCAAAGCAAAGTTATTGGAGTAATTGCTACAAAAGACCAAGTTTCTGGTTACATACCATGTTATCCTGCGGCATTTGACCAAAAAATATCCAACTTTGTTTTTATGAATGATGATAGAATTTACAACACCTATGATAAAACAATAAACTTTTTAACAATGGTTTATAAGGACACAACGGGCGCAGTCCCAACAAATCCAGAGTTGAAAATATTGGAAGACGAACATGTTGTAGGGATATTAACAGAAACAAATCAATTTATTCAGATATCCAAGCCTATTGCTATTTCATCTGTGAAAGATTCAATCCCCGTTATAAAAGATAATAACTATGTAGTAAACAGAAATGCAAAGCCGATAGTTTCAGCAGAGTCTTATATATCAATTACAGACTCGGTTGATACTGAGCGAGAGGCTTATATTAAGAAAATTAAATTGGAAACAAATTTTTACAACGTCTTTAGAAATACGATTCGCATTTTATTGAATGATTATGAGAATATTTCAACGAGAGAAATAATAGAAAAAGAACTTAATTCATCTTATGCAATTTATTCTACAAAACTACATAAAGTAATTGAATATTTGAAAGACTTGGTAAAAGATACAATTATTTTTTCAGATAATTATGATTATAATTTAATAAATTCTGTCTCAACATGCATCACCATGCCAAGTGACAAATGCAATTCAAAAAATCCAGTGTGTTCGTTTACACAAGGGAAAAAATGTCAATTAATAATTCCAAAAATAAATTTGTTGAATGATAAAAATAATAATGAGATTATTTATTTTGGAAAAATGGCAGACGAGTTGATAAGATATAGCAGAATCAAGACTTTTATATTTCAACCTCAAACATACTTATCATTTGGTACATTAGGATACAACTTAAGAGAGAACGAAATAATAGTAATTCAATCTTTATTAACCAAGGACTATTTTGATGGTTTAGTTCCTCAGGAGATAAATAAATATGTTAAATACAATACATATGATAACACAGAACCCAAAATTTCTCAAGTATATGAAAATACTTTTGAGGTAAACAAGTCGCTGAATATAACTGTTCAAAAAGAAGAAAATGGAGAGAAAAATGTAGAAAAAAACGGGGAGAAAAATGAAGATTCTGAAAAAGAAGGGTGTTTTCCAAAAGAAATGCATATATCTTCCAAAGTTTGGAAGGATGTTTTGCCTATAGGATTTAAAGAATTATATTATAATAATGACAATGATATAAATTGCGGATTTCAAATGCTTGTAAACATAGTTTATAAATACACAGGAACAAAATTAAACAAGAATAAAATTAAAGCAGTTTTAGATGAAGAGTATAGCAAATATTTTGGAGCTTATGGTTCGCAGATTATAGACATTTTAATGTCAGAAGGAAAAAAAACACAAGGAACGAGAGTCAAGGCAAAAACTCTTTCTTTTCAGGATTTCATCTACTTGGACGATTATTTTATAACTAACTTGGATATATGGATAATAATGCAAAAATACAGCATTCCATCAATTATTATTGCTTCAAAGCCGATTATCATTACAAATCGTTTAAAGATTTTTTTGACTCTTTACGGAAGTGCTGAAGACGAATTTGTTTTTATTTATTCACCCGCACTTCGTCAAGAAATCGTTCCAAAGTACAGCGTAATTGTGACAAATGATGATAAAATAGAATTCTCTTTAAATGATATAAAGAATCCTGAAATAAAACGTGAAATTGTAGATTCAATTGCTACCAACTTTACATTAGAGAAAATGTTTCAAACTTTTACAAAGAAAACGACGGTTAAAGAAAAACCTAAGCTTACTGGTAAAATTGTAGTAGAAGAATCGTCGGAAGAAGATGCACCAGTTGTTTCAGTTGTACCCGTTAAGGAAAAACAAAGTAAAAAGCAAAAGGCTACTGTAACAATAGCAAAACCAAAAACAAAAAAGGTAAAGCCAAAGTTTAATGTAGAGGAATAACCAAGAAATTATATGTTTTTATTAAATTTATATAAAAACATAATAGTATACAAATTTAATAATGTCAGAAGAGAATGGTCCTGCAGATGTGAATGTTGTCGCACTAAATAATAATCAAACGTGGATGGAATGGATGGGTGCATTCCTTTTGTGGTTTGTATATGCCACAATTAAATTTGTACCTTTTTAAAAGGTTTAAAAATATGTTATGCATTTAAGTACAACATGTTTCGCACATTAAGACCCAACTTATACAAGAATTTTTATAGCACTATTCCAGAGTTTAACAGTCACGCTAATTATAACAATGGTGGAGGTGGAGGTGGAGGTGGTAATGACCCAAAATTATTTTATTTATTTTTATTAGGATTAACAATATACTCGGTTAATAAACTAAAAAAGTAAAAATTTATTTATGAAATAGACTCATCCTCTGAACTTTCCATTTCTTCGTCGCTTTCATTCACATAGTCCTCATCAGTGTCTGAATCATGTAAATTTTCTTCCTCAAAAGAATTTTCGTTGTTAAAATTAAATAAAACGGGAGACGGAACTCTAGGTGAGATAGGTAAGAGTTGTAAACTGTCCGTAATTCCAGTAACTCCATAAAATCGTATAATTACATTTTGGGGTACTCTGGATGTTTCAAATTCAACTTCACAAAATTGATTATCATTTTCAAATCTAGAATTATAAAAATTTATGTGTTTTAAATCAAATTCAACTGTGTTGTGTCTCTTTCCAAAAATATCCTTATTTAAACGGACATATTTTCTTCCAAATTTTGAGTTAAAATTTCGGAATCGCATAAGTTTTCTTTTCAATGTATATTCAGAATTGCATTGTTTATATGTTCCGTTTGTTGCATATAAACTAATATAATACAAATATAAGTATGGTTTCATAATATTAATCAATTTATCTTTCGGAAACTCATCGTCAATTACTATTTTTTTTGTAATCCGATGATATGTCTCCCACATTTCTTTAAAAATTGGATAAAGGGTATCGTGATGAGATGTATATATGAAATTTTTTATAAAAGAGTTAATAATACAAGATTCATACTCATAGTGAAATTTTGAAGAGTTAAAATCAGATAAAAAATATCCATGAAATAACTCTGGAATAATATACGCATTCCATCTCAAGAAAAAGTAAATATTATACAAAGAGGTATCACTTAAAACAACATTATTATAAGGATTTTTTGAAACAATCATGTCAGGAATAAATCCTATACAATGTGACAAATTGCTGTTAATCATATTGATTAAATCTCTTGCGGAAAAATAATATTTAAGATTATTTTGAAATAGTATAAAGACATTTGAATTTTTAGGATTCAATTCATTTGTGCATAAATCAGTTGTTATTTGAACTTTTGCCTTTTTAAATTTATAAATATGCGCTAGCTTAGCGAATGCATTATATATTCTTTGAAATTGACAAAAATCGTCCAATAATGCTTGCGACATAGTTTCAGACATGAATGGATTTACAACAAGTTTTTTTAATTCATTTAATTTTTTGTGAATAAATGTAGTAGAGTGGTCAACAAATATTTGCAGTATATATTGATAGAAAAATATAGCCGCTTTGGTTTTTTTATTATATTTGTTATTATACACATATTGTAAAAAATCCAACGAGTTTTCTTTTGTCAAATAAAAAACTTTATCTTGGCCGTAATATTTTTGGATAATGGTTTGAAATGCATTCATTTATTATAATGGTAATTAATTATTTATATTATATATTTTGTAAATAATTAGTTTAAAATCCAGGATTGTAGTCGTTGTCATTACCCAAGTCTGCGGTCTTAATTGTTGAAACATTATTCTGAATAGTCAACTTGTTATTGCTGCATGCATCATCTGGG